ATCCAAAAGAACACCAAGTTCTTCTCTAAAGGCTGTGTATTTTTTGGGATAGAAGGTGGACCACCTAGTAACTCTTGGTCTTGATGCCGGCACTGGGGCTATATTAAAGATAGCTTTATAGTTCATATGTCATTATTTGTATATTTGTGTTACAATTCCGTTGTTTAGTTTGTGTTTTATGTGGTGTGTTTCTTTTTGAACTTAGTGCGATTATACGCATTTAGTTGAATATAGCAACACTAAATTTAATGGAGTGTGGAAATGACATTAGGGGAAAGAGTTAAAGCGGCTCGTAACAAGAAGGGTCTGACGCAAGGACAGCTTGCCGATAAGTTGGGTATGTCTTATCATAATATTCAAAATTTAGAGTCTGGTCGTACTAAGACTTGTCGTTTCTTGGAGCCACTTGCTGAAGCACTTGGAACCACTCCCAATCATCTGTTTGCTGGAAGTAAGGAAAATGTAATTACAGTTGAAGCAGAGGTCAACATAGTCTCCCTTGATAGAGAGATAGAGTTCAAGCCACGATACAAGTATCATGTCGTTGAAATCAAGGATGGATCACCTTTTTTCTTAACTGGTGATGCTGTACAAGTTGCTGAGATTAATAAAATTTTCCAACAAAAAGTAAGATAGTCTACACATTAATTTCAAAATGATCTATAATCATCCTAACACATACAAAGAGTGTGTGTAAAAGAGGGTTAGGCCAATACACGACCTCTTTAAAAAGCGTTTAATTAATGCTGTTAATGATAGGGGAATTATGAGTATTGCAGTTAACCTAAGTGATAATATCAATGAGTTTGAAGGTCTTGTCACAGGAAGAAAGATAAAAGAGTTAAGAGATGCTTGGATTTCACACATCAAAACTGAACTTGACTACATCAAATCAATATCTAATCAAGCAATGGTTCACATGAAGAACGTCATCAAGGCTTCCCATGTGCTTCAAGATATTTATGAAATGGCAGTTAACTTTTCACATAAAGACAAAGAGTACAACATGACCAAGTACACCGATAACCTCTTATCTAATATTTAATTCTTCTCTAAACATCTAGCCAGACTAACCTCTGGCTTTTTTACGTCTGTTGTTTGTAATTTATTTAGTGTAGTTTGTTGTAATTTACTTTGTATTGCTGTATCATGTTATACATGTTCAATTGAATTGAACTAGATTAAACGCAGGAGAAGCGATAATGACACAACTAGAAAATCACATGGTTCTACCACACCCAACCCCAGAACAATGGGAGTTTGATGCGGAAGATCTAAACCACACTTTAATGCTCGATGCTTGGGATGACTTTTGTTACCTAAATCACAAAGAACTTGACTACCTAGAAAAGACTAAGCGTTTTCAAGTTGACTCAGAGCAATTCAACATCGACACTCTTAACTATGCCAACTACGAGGCATTGAAAGATTCGATTCTCAACAGACTTTCCACTTTTGAACAACTCTACTTCAAAGCCGAGATGTTTGAGTATGAGGGCGTTGATGTCAATCTTGGTCCTCTGATGTACCAATGGTGGGTGTTAGCATGAGTACAAAAGAATTTGTTGAAGAGGTTTTGCAAAGTTTGATTTTTCTAGTTGGTTTTTTTGGCTTATTAATACTAGGAGTAACACTCGCATGAACATTATCACTAAATCCAACAGAAAGGCATACCTTGCTAAAAAACAACCAGCTTACCAATCTGGCTGGTTTGCAGCAGAGAAAGGTTATCCTCTCAAGCCACTTAATGGATCGCCTAAAACCCAGTTTTATTATGAGAATGGCTACAACGATTGTAAGGCCAATGAGTACACAGTAGACGGTCAACCAACTAGCCAGGAGAAAATCGCATGATAAAACCAGCCACCAAATGGAGTGAACTAGACACATCAGAAGTTGAATTGCACGAATGTGAATTAGATGGATGTAAGTTATACAGTTTTCAAATGTCTGGTTTTAAATTTAAAGACGGCACACTATTACCACCATTATGCTCTGTTGAAAGAGACACCTGGGAAGAAGAAATAGTGAGTACGTTTGAGTCAGAGGCGTACAACCTTGCCTACGAATTAATAGAGTGGGGAGAAGGCTATGCCTAAGAAACGCTATGTCGTAGAAATGGATATGTTTCTTTGGGCTGAAGATGATTTGGCTGCCAAGGAAGCTATAAAAAAATTGGTAGGTCAGTTCGATACCGATAGCGACCCCAAAGTCCACCAGTTACACGAAGTTCCTTGGGGAATGAAAGGCGCAAGAAAGGTGGAACTTAATGTTTAACAATGGAGAAAGATATGGGAAGAGTTAGCGAGTTAGCTGCGACTTTAGAAGATGCAGAAAAAATAAAGAGAGATTATTTACCAGGATACGATGAAACGGCTTCATTTTTGGTAAGTCAAGCCTTTGACACTGTGTTCAAGGACGATCTCACAATAAACCAAATGAATGGACTCAAGGTAATTATGGATGAGTATTTTGTTTTAAAGAGACAAATTCAGGAGGAAGTGTAATGGCAACAAAAACAGAAATACTAAGAAGGTTGTACAAAGAAAACGGCCTTGAACAAGAAGATGTATTTACACACGATCATTACAAGATCATTAAGCGTGAAGGTATTGATAAGATTCAAGCAAAGCAAGCTATTGATGTTAGTTATGAGGTTGTCAAGTGTGAATCTACTTTTTGTGTTGTTAAAGCAACAGGACGCTTGAATGATAAAACAATTGAAACCTTTGGCTCTGCGCTGAAAGGTGGCTACAAAGAAGGCAATACTAACACTTGGTATGTCATGGAAATGGCCGAGAAAAGGGCTATGTCAAGAGCTGTTCTTAAACTTGCTGGTTTTTATGCTGTGGGTCACTATGGCGAAGATGAATCTGAGTCCTTTGACAGACGAAAGAATAAGTCGAGTGGACCAACACCAACACCAACGCAATCAAGAAATGCCGAGATTGTCCAGGCTAAAGCCGACCTAGATGTTGCTAAAGAGAATGGTGACTTAGAGGCTGCAACTAATATTTATGAAGATGCGATGGACAAGGACTGGGTACAAGTGTGTGATTATCACACAGCACTATTCGGTGGTGAAAAAGTAGCTTAACAAATTGTTCCAACGCCTAGCTTGGGGCGTATTAATACCGAGAATGTGTCTGCCAGTACACATGTTGAAAAACTGGCACCAAATTAGGGGGCTTGTGTTAAGAATTAATGTGACAAGTTCCCAATCGCCTGTTGAGGCGTTAAACCAGCATGAGTTAATCCTCTTAAGTAGTGGGTAAATACTCTCGCCAGCTAGGTCTTGCAGGACCTGGTTGGCACCTAATTTTAATAAAGCCAGGAGGCGAAATGAGTGATCAAAATGAAATTGAATTTGTAGATGGTCTAATGATTAAAGAACCAAGAGAAGGTGCGCCAGACTTTGTTAAAGCGTCTATCTCTATTAAGCGTAAAGATCTTGGTAATTGGCTAAGAAACAAAGAAGATGATTGGATTAATATCGATGTTAAAGTCTCTCGTGGTGGTAAATGGTATTGCTCGGTAGATAACTGGAAGCCAACAGAGGCAAGCCAAAACATGGGTATTAAAACAATGCCACACAACGAGCCAGAAACTATAACTGAATCTGAAGAGATACCATTCTAATGGGTACGTTTAAAGATTACGTTTTGGATGATGGGTCCATAGTCAATGTACCAATGATTATGGCTCGTTTGGGCCTTGCTGAAGGTAGTGCCAAGGCAAGGATCGCAAATGGTCAGCGTGATCCAAAAAAGGTTTTTGCAGCTAAAGGTGTCCGAGTTGGTCATGCTTATTCAAAGCATGATAAAGCCAGAAGAGAGAAAGGCCACGTTAAGGATAAAGAAACGAAAGAGCAAAAGCTAACCAGGCAGCAAGAAACACTAGCCAATTTCGTTATCAAGACCAGGCCTTTTTACAACGATCCATTTTATAGATTGGCATTAATCGCCATATAGGATAATATTATGAGTAATAAGTTAATTAGAATGAGACAAGTTAGGGAAATAACGGCTCTCAGCCCAACAACCATATACAGACAAATGGCTAACGGGCAATTCCCATCAATGGTTCATTTAACTGAAAAAACCAGTGCCTGGGTAGAGCAGGAGGTTTTAGATTACGTTGAAGCTAAGATTGCAGATAGGGCTACCGCGTAATAAATCCAGGTAGTCACAATACTCTTGCATCATCTCTCTACGGTATTCAAGTGTATCTGGCCTTAAATAAGCCTCTCTGGATTCGTTAGTCAATACATGGCTTAGTGATTGTTCAACCGCATCCCAATTGTACAACTTAGTTTGTTTTTTAGGATCGGTTGAGCCTTCAGGTGAAATACCATAATTTAGCCTAGTTGAACCCATAGATCTCCAGCCATGAGGCACCAATTTAGCGGGATCAATCCCAGAATATTTTAACCTTGGTCCTAATGACTTTTTAGATATAGGCTTTGTCACAACTCCAAACTCCCTTACTTTTGGGAAAACATAATCACTCGTAACACCATCCCTTTTTGCACACTTTTTTGCCTCTTGTAGACAATGCTTTAACTGTGATGTTATAGGGATAATATGGTCATCCTTCCTATGTCCTTTCATTCTCTCTTTAGGGATAGTGATAAATCCCCAATTAAAATCTATCTCGGACCAGGCTAATCCAGCCAATTCATTTGATCTAAGCAGTGTTAATGGTGCTATTGTTGTTGCGATAGATAATTGCCAGGATCCGTGCGTTGTTGTTTTATTAAACTCATCTATCCTTTGTAAAACCTCCCGAATATCAATAGCTTTATACACAGTAGCATTATGTTTTTTTGTTCTGTTTTGCTTCATATCGGAGAGATCAATTATAGATACTACGTTATAAGGTATTCCCGACACCCTTTTCATGGCGTAATTCATAATCTTGTGCAGCCACCCTTTGCACTTATCCCTTGTTGCTAATAGGTTTACTTTTTTGGACTTGCCATTATTGAGTTTTACAATCTTGCCATCTTCAAAAGTCTCCAAGATGTTTAGTATTGAATTTGTCGTAATATCCTTCACATTCATATGACCAATGATTGGAAGCACATAATCCCGCATTACCCCTTTAATCCATAAAGCGTAGTTATATGACCAACCATCATATCCCTTTATATATTCAGACTCCATATTAAAGTCATTAGGGAAAATGCCAGATTTTGACTTATACCACTTATTGTATATAACCTCGAATCGCTCTTCGTTTGGACCAATCTTTTCATTGGTAAAATGCTCTTTAAGGTTAACACCCTTTATAGCTAACGGCCTGTATTCGTTTTCACAAATAGCCCTGGCATCGCCCAACTGGGTACCAGGATATTCACCAAAGGTATAATAGGTCGACTTTTTCTTGCCCAATTTATTGATATAAGAATACCTATATAGCCAAGATATTATTCCGCTTGGCTTAACGGCAATGTATAATCCGCTTGTTTTTAAATCCTTAACCCTATACAAGTTTGTCGGCTTTTTGATCTTATCAATAAAAGTAGTTGAAAAAATTCTGCTTTTTTTATGGTCCATTTAATGTGTATTTTCAATTTGTACACATAATTGTACACAAAAAATCTTAAAACAATAAGATAATAGAGGTCAACAAGGTCAATAAGGATTTATTTAGATATACCAGTAAAGCCTATAATAGCAACGTTTACAGGCCTACTGGATATAAAGTGGTTAATATGGTTAAAATCAATAGTGATTCTAAGCCGTAGGTCATACGTTCGAATCGTATTGGGCGCACCACTAAGGTTGTAGAGGTTTTAAGGATATTTAGATTGACTTTGTACACATCAGTGTACACATTAAATATATAAACCTATTACGCATATAGGGCATTTACTCATATAAAGATGTTTCTATATACGATCCAATAAGCCCTTGATTTTGGCTATATTGGTATCGCCTGGCAACTGCTGCCATTTGTCAAAATAGGCTTGATCTGATGGCTTGAATTTGATTGATACTTGCTTAATAGATTTGTTCCATTCTGCTGTATATTCGGCCATCACTTTTTTAGTGTGTTCGGTTAATTTTCTCATTGCTATAGTGTACCATAACCAGCCCTAAATTAAGACTTTATTATCAATCAATACCAAAGTATAACAGACGATAAAAAACCCCGATTAAGGGGTTTTAATGGGTTTGATTTACCAGTCTAAAATGACAGGGCTACCGCTCTTTGTCTGATAGCCTGGTATCTCGATATAATTTTCGTCAAAATTGCCATCCATCATTACCCAATCATTAAAAGCATCCAAGTCGCAAGTATAACGATCATTGACAATATTGTTGTGCTGCTCAAAGATCCGTTTTAAATCGCTTTTATTTATTTGCTGCATAATGCCTCCTGGATTTTGGGTAAATGCCCACGCCTTTAAATGTCAAGTCATCATTGTATAGGGCTATCCATTTTTTATCAAGATCGTCAGCGTTTAAAGATGTTTTAATCCGAATCCATTTAGATCCAGCACTATTTAATTTATAGAATTTCATTTTATTACTCCTGGTTGTTGTTTTGGATCTTGGGTGACTTCATTAAATACAGGGGTTATAGTATCCCAGGTACCATCCATACAGGGCGCGGTATTTTCAAGCATCGTCAAAGCAATATCTGCTGTATAACACCCATCACTTTCACACTTATTAGAATAACATTCATTGCACTTATACAGCGCTAATTCGGCCGATGATAGGTATATATTTTCTGTGTTATTCATACATACACACCAACCATTGAGATTGTTTTGCCTTTTGGCAACCCTATAAATTTTCCCTTTTTGCCCGCAAAATGCACCACACCAATAGCGTCGTTATATTTCAACAGTGTTGTTTGATATGCACCGTCTTTAATACAAACCAGGTTCCAGGTAACATCTTTACCGTTAAAGTTTGATACATGTTGTGCGCCGCCGTGATTTTCAGCGGTTTTATGATCAATTAGTTTTTGTATTGTTATATTTCTCATAATATCCCCTTGGTTATTGTTTTTTCTGTTAACTGGTCAATAATATTAATTAAGTCATTATTGCGCTTTTGTTCTTTTGTTAGTCTCATTTGTTGCTCCTATATTGTTGTGTTTTACTATGGCAATCCATAGCATTAAACACATAGTAATCCATAGCCAAACAAATGTCAAGCATTAATTTAAATAACATAATAAATAGGGATAAAGATACAAAGGCAGCCAATGGTATTACTAAAGGATAAAGTCGGTTATATCGGCTTCTGTCTGAGCGTGTCGGCTTGTATAGAGTTGGATTAAAGAGTGCTAGTCAATATCCGCCTAGGTATTACTATACTAAATCAATTGTAAGTAATACACTAAGGGATAGATAACACTATTGATGATGGTTGTTGATAGGATCGGACAGATTAATATAGTCTATGGATTAAATGCTTATGGGTTCATTACCCAACTCATATTCATTCCCCCTCACAGCCCCAACAGTAGGCCAAACACAGGCCCGAGCCATTCATTTAATGGTTATTATTGCTTAACTGGTGATCTATATAGCCCTGAGAGTCCCATATCTTCGATTCTAGCCACTTTTATGACCAGGCCCTTACTGTGGTACAGGGTGTAGTGCATAGGAGGGACCCATTGGATCTCTCGGGAATTTATTGTTATACCATCCACCCCACAAGAAATGAACTTTCAAAAATAACCCTAAAACAACTCACTCAGCAGAAGAATCTTAATGTTTACCTCGAGTCTATATAGAAGAATGTTTAACTATTACCCTATATAGGCGGAGTTTGGATTAAAACGTCCATATAACGTCCATACCATTATGAGCGTTTCTGTATCTCCCTATCAATATACCACATTGCTTTCTTTAAATCCTCTATTCCGTCATCGTTGTGCTTTAGGTCAGCCCTCCATATGTATTTGAGGGCATTACCCAGGCAGAAGTTCATATGCTCTGTTATCTGTATTGCTTCGATACCTGAAGGGTGGGATTTATAGTGGTCTGGATTAATAGAATCTTTTGTCATATGGGTTTATCCTTGTTGTGGTAGGGGTTTTCGATGTGTAAATATAGTTCAATTATACACACACTATTTGTGTGGTTAATGGTAAAATAGAGACAAGTTTGAACCACTTCCCCCAGTGTGTTCAATACCCCCAGGTAGTTAGGTCCCTCCATTGCCTAACTACCACCCCTCCTTCCACTAAATACCACTCTCCATTAGTCGAATCATGGCTGAAAAAAAGAAAAGAAAAGGCAACCCTGCCCTGTACAAGGGAATGAAACCCCTTAATCCCGCAGGTAGACCCAAAGGCTCAGTTAATAAGTACACCGCCCTCGCTAGAGAAGTGATGAGTGCTAAAGGTCCAGAGATCGTTGATAAAGTAATTGAAAAGGCATTAGAAGGCGATGTTCACTGCCTGAAGATGTGTATTGACCGAATTCTACCAGTCCATAAAGCCGTTGACCCAAATAGAACAAAAAGTGATTCTCAAGTCATTATTAATGTTGCTTCAATTGATTCAATTGAACAAAGAGCTTTATCTACGCCAAAAGAGAAACTGGTTAATCCAAAAGAGAAGGATGAGGACGAAGTAATTATCAATATAGCGGAGGAAGAATGAGCGAAGAAGAAAGATTGCTAATCGACATATTGACTGTTGTTGAGGATCATTTGGAGTCACTACCTAATGGTAATACACAATTTCAAAACGAACTTCACGATAGATTCTTGGAGATGCTTGATTATCTTGGAGATTTGCTTGTATTAGAGCAGGATAAGCGTGGCTGAACTAAACGTAGACCTACACCCTGCCCAACTTCAAATCTTCCACTCGGATAAGAGATTTAAGATTGTTGCTGCTGGTAGACGTTTTGGCAAGTCAAGATTGGCTGCTTGGATATTACTGATTAAAGCCCTACAATCTGACAGCAAAGATGTGTTCTACATCGGTCCTACATTTCAGCAATCCAAAGACATTATGTGGGGGATGCTAAAAGAGTTAGGTCAAGACCTGATTGCAGCAGCACATGAGAATACGGCTGTTCTAACGCTGATTAATGGTCGCAAGATATACCTTAAAGGCTCAGACAGACCCGATACGCTCCGTGGTGTTGGTCTATCTTACGTTGTGCTAGATGAATATGCCTCCATGAAGCCCGTAGTGTGGGAACAAATCATTCGCCCTACCCTTGCCGATGTAAAAGGTGGTGCCATGTTCATTGGTACACCTGCGGGTAAGAATCACTTCTATGATCTGTACAAAGATGCCCATGATGATGACGATTGGGATGCGTTTCAATACAACTCAACAGATAACCCATTCATACCAGACGAGGAAATAGAAGCTGCCAAGAAAACAATGTCCACCATGTCGTTTAGACAGGAATTCGAGGCATCATTTGAAACATTCTCAGGGGGAATCTTCAAAGAAGAGTGGTTCAAGACCTCTGAAGAACCAGAACAAGGAAATTATGTTATTGCTATTGACCCTGCTGGCTTTGAAGCGGTTGAAACAGAAAGAAACCTAAAAAGAAGTAGATTGGACGAAACGGCTATTGCCATCGTCAAGATAGATAGGGATAAGTGGTGGGTCAAAGACATCCTCCACGGCAGATGGAATATCAAGGAAACAGCCAAGAAAATACTCAAATCAGCCATTCTCTGCGAGTCCTCTACAGTAGGCATTGAAACAGGCTCTCTACGCAACGCCATATTACCTTACCTTGAAGATGAAATGCGTACCGAAGGTACGTTTGTCTCCATCATTGAAATGCGACACGGTGGTAAGAAGAAGAACGACCGTATCACCTGGGCATTACAAGGTCGAATGGAACACGGCCAAATCACCTTTAATGAAGATAGAGATTGGAGGCCATTTGTAGGACAGATGGTGGATTTTCCAAACCGTCTTAGCCATGATGACATGCTCGATGCTCTTGCTTATATTGACCAGGTATCAGTAGCAGATTTCGCCCATTCAATTGAACTTGAAGATGATTGGGAGCCGATGGACTCCGTTAGTGGCTATTAATGAAAGCAGACATAGAAGAAGCCATACAAGCCTGTAAGAACCTTAAAAGAGCTTATATGCACACTGAGATGTTCTGGGTTCACCAATCACAACTAACAGTATTAGAATTTTTAAAAAAAGCTGGCTTTCAGTCGGTTTCAATCAAAGAGGAAGAAGATGTACAGAAACATAGATGATTTAGACGAAGAAGAGTTCGATGAATTGGTCGAATATAGTGACACAACCAAAAATTTGGTGTCTAGGTACGCCATTGCTTGCCAGGTGATCGCTAATATGACTGAGGAGATGCACCCAGAGACTAAATCCAATGATGACCTTGTGGATTTAACCATTTGCAAGATGCTTATGGACGGTGTTATCGAAGTTGAAAATATTAGTGATATGATTCACTAATAACCCTACATTTTGTGTGGTTTTTATGGTAAAATAGGCCATATTGATACACTCGTATCAAATCAATTCCCTAACCATAACTATCCCTTCTGGATAGCGGTAATACAAAGGAACAGCACTCTAGCTGACAATTCCACACAAAACTAAATTTTTGAACTGTGGAAATATATGGATAGTAACGAATCTGACTATCAAGCCCTAGCAAGCTGGCTCACATATCGACTCGATAGCTGGCGCAATCACCGAGACATTAACTACACCCATAAATGGGATGAATATTATCGTCTGTGGAGAGGTATTTGGGTTGATGGCGATAAAACAAGACAATCAGAAAAATCAAGACTTATTGCCCCTGCCCTACAGCAAGCAGTAGAGTCCTCTGTAGCAGAATTAGAAGAAGCCACCTTTGGTCGTGGTAAATGGTTTGACATCAAAGATGATGTCTTAGACCAAGATAGCTCAGACGCAGATTATGTGCGTAACTTATTACAAGAAGATTTAGAGGGTGCTGGCGTGAAAGATGCAGTATGTGAGGTCTTTTTGAACGGTGCAATATATGGCACGGGTATTGGTAAGATCGTTGTCGATCAGACAATAACTCGCTCTCCTGCACAAGTCCCTGTTGAAGGGACTCTTACTTCTACGCGTCAAATCGTAGAATATCCGTCCATAGATGTGCGTGTCGAACCAATCTCACCCAAAGAATTCCTCATCGACCCCTCCGCAAACTCAATCGATGAAGCACTTGGTGTCGCTCACGAGGTAATCAAACCTCGATACCACGTTATTGAAGGAATTCAGTCAGGCATTTATCGTGATGTTCCCCTTGACGGTAGCTACGACACGGTGAGGTTTGGTTTCGATCCAGACACAAAACTTGCAGATGAATCAGACTCTGTAAAGATTACTGAATACTGGGGCAAAGTACCTAAACGATTCCTTAAAGCGAAAGCAGATAAAGATGACTTTGAATACACTAAGAAAGACGTTCTAGTTGAGGCAGTAGTTACTATTGCTAACGATGAACACATCCTTAGAGTAGAAGAAAACGCCTTTATGATGGAAGATAGACCTTTCATCTACTACCAACACGACATCGTTCCTAACAAGTTCTGGGGCAGAGGCGTGTGTGAGAAAGGATACAACCCGCAAAAGGCATTAGATGCTGAGATGAGAGCAAGAATTGACTCTCTGGCTTTAACCACTACCCCAATGATGGCTGCGGATGCGACAAGGCTACCAAGGGGAATCAAGTTTGAGGTTAGACCAGGTAAGACCGTACTAACCAATGGTGACCCTAGGCAAGCTATTATGCCTCTGAACATGGGAACCACAGACCCCTCAACATTTAACCAAGTGGCTGCCCTACAGAACATGGTACAAATGGGTACAGGTTCAACCGATACTGGTGCTGGTCCTAATGGTACTGCCTCTGGTATGTCGATGATGCAGTCTGCTGCTATTAAGCGACAGAAACGCACCCTAATGAACTTTCAGAACACCTTTTTAATCCCAATGATTAACAAGTCGATGTGGCGCAAGATTCAGTTCGATGTAGACCGCTATCCTGTCTCTGATTACAAGTTTATCCCGTACTCAACGATGGGCATTATGGCTAAAGAGCTGGAAATGACTCAGATGGTACAAATGCTACAGGCTATTCCCAAAGAATCTCCTGCGTTTAACGTCATCTTACTCGCTCTCTTCCAAAACTCATCTATCCACAACAGAGATCAGATTGTCCACGCATTGATGCAAGGCAACGAGCCTAATCCACAGCAACAACAGATGCAACAGATGGCTATGGAGCTTGAGATTCAACAGAAACAAGCAGATGTTCAAAAGACACTTGCGGAAGCTGAAGAAGAGAAATCCAAAGCGATTAAATGGCAAGCTGAAGCAGCTACCAACCTCCCTAATGAGATTGATGTTCAGGCGAAGGTACTCAAACTTCAGAAAGATGCTATTGGCTTAGAAAAGACCAAAGCCGACATTATGAATACCCACTCAGAAACGGCAAGAAACGTGCCAGAGGTAGAACACCTCAAGTCTGAGACCATCCTCAACCTAGCTAAAGCCAGGGCAGAGGGAGAAAAGAAAACCATTCCAACCTTTAACTGATAACCGTTGAAAACAGACGAACAGTTTCTTAACGACAGGTTGACGATGATGGAGTCAGATGGCTGGCTCGACCTCATCCAAGACCTAACAAACATTGAACGTAGTGTTAGAGATATTGACACTATGCAAGATGACAAAGACCTCTGGGAAGCCAAAGGTCAGTTGCGAATTATAAACTTGATTCTAAGTTTAGAAAACACAACAAAACTCACTTTAGAACAATCTCAATAAGGTCACTGCTCGACCTTTGCCGAGACTCTAAATCTTAAACCACTTCACAACCCTATAGGGGCGGAGAACCAATATGACAGTAGTAGTAGATGACGCATCGAGCGTTGAAAATAACCAGGTAACAGAAACTCAAGAAACAATCGCACAGGACACAGTATCAACAGAGGTAGTTGAATCTACCAAGGAGGCTACATCGGAGCCTGTAGATAGTGAAATCCCTGAGAAGTATGCTGGTAAATCAGAACAAGACTTAATCGAGATGCATCTTAATGCAGAAAAACTCTTAGGTAAACAAGGTCAGACCGTTGGTGAACAACGAAAGACCATTGAGAGCTTACAAGAGTTAATCGACAACCTCAAGTCTACACAAGCTACAGAACCAACAGAAGAAGCCCCAAATTTTGAGGATCAATTCTATAACGACCCTGCAAACGCAGTCAACTCGGCTATAGAAAACCATCCTGAATTAATTAAGGCTAGAGAAGATAGAGTTAAACAGGAGCATCAAGCAAGCCTTGGTGTACTCGAAAAAGCCTACCCAAATTGGGAAGAACGTGTTCAAGACACAACCTTTCAAAAATGGTTAGGTGAAAGCGAAATCCGTACAGAGATGTTCCGCAAAGCAGACTCTGACTATAGACCCGACTATGCGATTGAATTGTTCGATATGTATGACAAAGTAAACATGATTGATAAAACAAAAGAAGTCGAAAAGCAAGAAGAGTCTAAACGTCAGGAAGCCATGCGACAAACCAAATCTGAGACTCGCTCCTCTGGAGATTCTATTGGTGGAAAGAAATCATATCGAAGAGCAGATTTAATCCGCTTAAAGCAAACCGACCCACTGAAGTACGAAGCTATGCAAGATGAAATCTATCAAGCCTATGCCGAGAACAGGGTCACTTAATAAACCCTTATAGGAGAAATAAATCATGGCTAACATGACAACGACTACTACAGCTAATTTCATTCCAGAAATCTGGTCTGATGAGGTAGTAGCCACATATAAAGCAAACCTAGTCGCTGCTAATCTAGTACGCGGCCTAAACCACGCAGGTAAGAAAGGTGATTCAATTCACATTCCTAACCCTGCTCGTAACGCTGCCAATGCTAAAACGGCTGGCTCTGATGTAACAGCAATCACAGATACTGCTGCTGACATCGTAGTTAGTATCGATCAGCACTTTGAGTGGTCAATGTATATTGAAGATATTGCTTCTCTACAAGCAATCTCATCTATGCGTAAGTTCTACACTGATGATGCTGGTTTCGCACTGGCTGATAAGGTAGATACTACTGTATTGACTGAGCTTAAATCTGCTGCCACTAACGACCTAACTGGTTGTACAACTACAGGCTGGGATACAACTATCTTGTCTGGTGTTGAAGCACTTAATGATAACAACGCACCTATGAATGGTCGTGCATTAATGGTTTCACCTGCTACTTACAGCAAGCTACTTGCAGAACCTCGCTTCTCAGAGCAAGCAAAGCTGGGTACAGGAACTGCAATCTCAACTGGTAAAGTTGGTTCAATCTATGGTGTAGATGTGTATGTATCTACAAACGTAGGTGGTTCTGGTGTTGAGAACGCTGTAATGTTCCAAAAGGATGCTGCGGTTCTAGCAACACAACAGTCTGTACGTTCACAGACTCAGTACAAGCAAGAGAAACTAGCTGACCTATTCACTGCTGACACAGTGTTTGGTGTTAAGTTGGTTCGTGCTGGTTCAGTTGTTCAGATGACAGGCGCTTAGTATCTTTAACCGAAACACCTTGGATTCGTCCAGGGTGTTTTATTAAGAATATTTAAGATAAGGTGAATATGGAAAACTTAAAGAAATTAATCGTACCACTGGTCAAGATATTTAAAGGTATTGGCTGGTGCTTTGATCGTATGTCTGACCTTGCAGATTGGATCGTTAGATTACTAAACAAGAATAGCTAATGGCAATTGATAGAGGACAAGGAATTGCCACAACTCTAAACAATGCTGAGTCGTTTGACTTTGGCTCTGTCCTTGATGATGCTACCGCTGCCAAGGTTGCTGCTGAACTAGCCCAGACATTAGCAGAGGCAGCCAAAGATATTGCAGTCAGTAAATCAGATGCAATTACCGAATTAAGTGTTGTATATGTTGCCCTCTCTACAGGCTCAACCCCCTACGTTACTTACGACACGGCCACCTCTACAATCACCCTTTACATAGCTGGTGGTGCTGATGGTTCTGATGGAGCTGATGGTGATGACGGGGCAACTGGCCCACAAGGAGAGCAGGGCCTAACGGGAGATAACGGTACGAACGGCACTAATGGCCAAGACGGTGATGACGGTATCAGTATATCAAGCTCAAGTTACAACGCAGGTAACGGAAAAATAACAATCA